CTGGTCCAGGTGAGGGTGTTCCAGGTCCAGGTGAGGGTGTTCCAGGTCCAGGTGAGGGTGTTCCAGGTCCAGGTGAGGGTGTTCCAGGTCCAGGTGAGGGTGTTCCAGGTCCAGGTGAGGGTGTTCCTGGTCCGGGTGAGGGTGTTCCTGGTCCGGGTGAAGGTGCAGTTCCTGTACCTGTTAGAGCAGTAGTAATGTCTGCGGCACTGACACTATATAGTGCCATAGCATCATCTATTTGTTGTTGCGTTGGGTTGCCTGCCAAGAATGTTCTAATAGCATCATAGTAAGCATCGGCACCTTGATTGTTTAGGGCATAGGTTAAACCAGCACTGTTTCCAGATACGGTTGCAGGCGTAGTATTTCCAACTAAACTTGTTATTCCTGTATTGTTAGTTGATGAAGTTGTATCGTAAATTGGATTACCTTGTTCATCAGTAGATGAATAAGTTAGAGCAGTTGTATTTGTAGCAGGCGTAGTTAAAGTTGTATCTGTAAAAGGCGTAGTTAAACCAGTTGTAATATTGTTAGTATTAGTTGTAGTAGCTGGTGTAGTAGCTGGCGTAGTAACTATGTTGCCGTTTAAATCAACATAAGTTACTGGTGTGTTGTAGTTACCCGTACCAATAATGCCATATTCGGTTTGAATTAAATCGCTTGGGTTTGCAGTAGATCCTGAGCCAAGTAAAGGTGATGTTGTAGATAGGTTGTTAGACGTACCCGTGCCATACAACCCACCAAGAGTTGTTGCATTTGCTGCGTCTACTGAAGCAGAGCCAGTTGTGTTTAGACCCGCAATGCCTGTATTTGAGCCAGTGGTTGAACCGGTAGTTGAACCTGTAGTTAATCCGGTATCTGTGGTTGAATCTGGTATAGAAGTTCGTACCATTTGCCCCGTAACTGGATCCATATATGCGGTTACGTAGACTCCAGGGTTAAAAGTATTGTTATTAACGGCAACTCCACTGCTATCAAACGTTGAAAGATTTCCGTCTGAATCAATTGCAGTATAAGTTCCGTTATTGTTTGCAACGGCTGTAGATCCACTTGTTAGTTGATCTGTTACAGATGAAGGAACAGTTTCTCCAAAAGCGCCATAAGTGTTAGATACGTTTCCATCTAGTACAGTGGCACTAGCATTTAAGCCACTATCCAAGCCATAGCCATCAAGATTAGAACCTAATGTAGAATTTGTGGGCATCGTAAACCCTGAGCCAGCATCACTAACGGCATCGTTATTGCCTCCGGCAAGTAGTAAACCATCTCCCGGTGTGGGGAAGTTGCCAAGATTTAAATAATCAGTTACAGCATTATCTGAAGGCACAACAAAACCAGTATTGTTATTATTGGTAAACCCCCCAGCACCTACCGTGTAATCAGTACCACCTTGATAACCACCTGAACCACCTTGCCCGCTACCAATGCCGCCACCCATAAAGTCGCCCTCACCACGGAAGTCGTAAGTTCCGTCTAGGTTATAAGCATTAGGGTTGTCGGCAAAAGGAAGGCTATTAGCAATAACGCCCGCAGTAGTATCTCCACCAACATCAAAATGACGGATACCGGGATGTTCAACTTGTCCGCCAGTAGCAAACCCAGAAATGCGGCCACCAGTACCGTACTTAAGAGGAGATGACCCTCCTTGGTTCTCAAACATTTGATTTAACGCAACACCGCCACCAGCCATGTTGTTCTCCTTATGCGGGTAAATACTTACGTGGCTGGATTTCTCGGCCTTGCTTTGAATTGCCAGTACGAGCGTGACGTACCTTGTTCATCATAGAGTAAAGCTGCTTAGCACCGGCATCAGTCGATCCATTACCCAAGTGAGAAACGACATCGGCAGGTACAACAAATTCTCCGTCGGCTAAACGAGCAGGTTGCTTAGAACCGATACTTGCAGGAATGCTATCTGACATTCCATCTCCTGGGCCTTTAAGCATACGGCCCCCATCTGAGTAGCTACCTAGACTAGCAATACCGCCACCAGTAGCATAACTGTATGGGCGGTACGCGCTTGGGTCAAATTGAAATTGGCTTAATGCACCACTATAAGGTTTCTTTTTAGGAACACCGCCACGCATTTGGTCACGAACCATACCAAGACCTGCAATGCCAGCACCACCAGCAAGAAGTTGTTGTTTGGGAGTTAGTTCACTAAAAAACTGACCCGCTCTACCAAACATACCTGGAGAGCCCGCGGCACCGGCACCGGGAATAGTTGCAGGCATAGAATCAATTGCATACTGTGCGGCAGGGTTACTGCCCAGCATAGACGTGCCAGGCGCGCCAGCACCAGAAGTTCCCGGTAGGGGGTTGAAGTCGGGATTTAATGCTCCTAAACCACTACCGGTTTGCGCACTAATAGCTTCAGGTAAAACAGCGGCTGGAGTAGAGGCAGCCGCCGCACCAGGCATAGCCCCACTAGGAGCCGCACCAGCACCACCAAACATAGCGCCACCAGCGCCACCCATCAGGCCGCCAAGCAAAGCACCTTGCAATGGGTCTTTACCTTGTAAAAGGGATGAACCGCCACCAACGGCAGCACCAGTCATCATTGATTCTAGGATTGCTCCTTCGATTATTCCGCCGTCCATAGTGGCTCCTTGAATTTAATGAATATTAACATTGTTGGTAGCATTTAGCCAACTTTCCAATTGGTTCCATCAGAGTACACAGGAACTTTAACCGTGCCTCCAGTTATAACAGTTGCGCCAAACGTAGGGGCCAAAGCATCAGTAACAAAAGATCTAGCGCCAACACCAGATGTGACCGCGCTTGGTAGCGTTGCAACTGTGTAATTTGTTGTTGGCGGAATAATTCCAGATGCAACCAACTGAGCTAGCAAGTTATCCAGTCGGTTAAAGTACAAACGCAAAACATTGTTTAACTGGTCAATATACTGACGGCTGTACTCTGGTGTTGCCAACGGCAAACTAGGAGCCGCAATTCTGCTAAGCTCCGTCTCAGATGTAATGATGTAACTCATCGTCTACCATCCGGTCTAATGTCAATACGAGTAGCACCCACTTGGAAAGCGGTGTTAATTTGGTTTGACTCAACTTTTAAAATCATTTGGCGACCACGCAGGCGAGTAAATATCTCTCCTGTAAATTTTTCTGTAATTACATAGGTTGAACTACTAGCTACATTAGCCGCAGCAGAACTTGTAACACCAGAACCAGAGTTTGCCAACCCGTACAAAGTCATAGTAAGCGTGGGTACTTGTCCAGTAGGTGAATTGGTTGAGTTTTGAAACGTCAAGTCTGGCAGCATACGCCACACAAAACCAAAGTTGTGACCATCACCAATGTCAAATTCGGATGAACTAATATAAGCATTAATAGCAGCAGTTGTATCGGTTGCATCGTCGTTTAAACCTTGCTCATGGTTTATAAGGTTACCAGTGCTTGTAGTTGAATTGTATGCCGCTGCCAACGGATACGTACGTAAACCTGAATCAAGCCAAGCAGTCCGTGACATTGTGCCGTAGTACCAAATATTTTCAAGGTAGTTATATATAACGTACTTGTCAATCAAGTTGCTATTGGCAGAGCAGTAGAACCACCAGACTTCATTAAACCCTTCATTTGTACTACAAAAAACTTGAAGTGCTTGCTCTTGATTGAGGTCTTGAAATACGTAACGACGCAGGTCGCAATTAAGCGTTTGCACGCGGCCATCGTACATATAAAACTTGTCCACTCCCATCCAGTAAATAACACCAGAGCCAATAACTGCTGCATTAGGGCTAATAATGGAAATATTATCACCAAGTAATTGCGAGCCCCAAACATATGGGGGGCCAAGGTATTGCATAGAATAAACACTGGAGTCAGTGAATACCACAATCTCTTGACGGGTCTGCACGGTTGTCACAATCTGTGAACCATGAGAAAGTCTTAAGCTACCCGCTTGATTGGTAGCGGCTGGAATCCAAGTAAACGGGTCTTCTTGATCTGACCAACGAATAAACATTGGGTCAATTGCAGTTGGATTTGTAGCATTAGGATCATTTGTGCCAAACACAATTACAAAACGAGAGGCATCAGAAACAGTAAGACTGTTTTGCACTACGGGTGTTTGAGCATCCCCAAGAGTTGTAAGATTTACACCCCTAGTAGTTACCCCTGTATTAGCATTCCAATAATAAACGCCACCACCTCGGGGGCCAAAGATTAAATTTTGACCAAAATTTATTTGATTCCACAATTGAATAGATGTGGCACTTGTACCGCCTACTCCCCATGTACCTGAGCCCCATGTACCAGCGCCCCATCCTGTAAGTGGAATTGCGTATGCAGAGCCTGCATTAACTTGATAAGCCGCAGAAACAGCCGAACCGCCATAAGCCCCCGCAGTCAAAGCTGTTGGCACAGTAATCGTATAAGCGTCTGCACCGGTAACAGTAATCTGATACTGTGCATTAAATGTAGATGCGTACGTACCTGTAGCGCCGCTAAAAGTGACAAAGGTGCCTGTTGTTGCGCCATGTGCTACAGCCGTTACAGTAACTGTAGTTGTTCCGTTGGCAGTAAACGGGTTTGTACCAAGGGTAGTTGTTACGCGGATTGGGGTTATGTCGTTGTAAAAACCACCTTGTTCAATGTAAAACTTAGTGTTTGTACCAACACCGACAAGGTTTAAAAAACCTAAGGTTACCCAGTTCCAAAGTGACCGACACACTCCGTTGTATGTATAACCTGAAATGCGCTGCCATCCACCAATAACTTCTGGTGTGCCTTGACGAAACCGAACTTTATCGGACTCATACCAACCGCCCTCATTGGTATAGCGAGTATTCTCTCGGTTGACGCCCGGCTTAAACAGAACTTTTTGTAATGGCATCGGTTAGTCCAGCAGTGCGCACTCAGCAGTGCGGCGTTTAAGTAGTCCCGGCAGTACCCGACCACCGCCTTTAGTCCAGAGCATCAGTTGTTCTTTTGCACCTTCCCAATCATTGGCATTGATTTTCCTCTTTAACGTAGAGGTTTGCAAGCGTCCCGTGCCTAGGTTGTAACAAAAATCCACGATGGCATTACACTTGCGAACGTCTGTAATCAGGCCGGGGCAGTTACGCAGAACTCCGGGCAAGTACGTATGCTCAAGCTCAATCATCAAAAGCGCCCTAGCCGTGGGTTCATCCATCGGTGCATCTTCTAATGTTACCTTGCGCTTGTCTGCGTAGTAGGTAGAACCATAGCCAATCGTGGCTACACCAGCCGGACACAAATAGGGTTTGGCCCGATACCCTTCATACCGGCGGCACAGTTCAGCGGCTAGTTCTAGGTTCATATTCCGCGTTGCTTCAAAGTTCTGTCGAGGAACCAATAATTAATTGTCCCAGACAGCAAGGCTGAGAAGTCAGGTGTCATCATGGTTTTAAACACTTCTACGGCTGGCGCACCGGCAAGCCATGCGTTCCATGCAAACCATACGTGGATAAACGACCAAACGAATAGTACCCAATATGTTACGACTGGACGGACAGAAGCTGACAGACTAGCAACCCAACCGCCTGCGGCTTTGACCATCTCGGCTTGTTGGACGATGGCGTTGTTAAACGCATCCATTACGCCTACATCAATAGCCGCTTCCCGTTGAGCGCCAATCTCGGCTAACTTCTGTTGACCACGCTGGGCTTCCAAGTCGCACTGATGTTTAAACATAGCAAGCTCATGCAAGCGTTCATTCTTCTTGTCAAAGAACTTCAGCACTTCGGGAGCCATACGAAACAGGCCACCAAACACTGAACCTAGAATACCGCCACTTAATATGTCAAACATAGTTAATCCTTACAAGATTTAGATTTTTCGTCATTCTGCATGAGTTTGATACCACTTAGGAACCCAATCATGCCGCCGATAAGTGTAGAAAAAGCGGGTGAAATCATCTTGAATATTTCGGCGTTGTCCACCTCTTTGGCCCAAAGGCCAAGCATAAAGCTTATGACCATAGCCAAAACAGAGATGCACAGGGTGGTGCTTACCATCAGCGTGACGTACAGCGTCAGCTTGTCCCTTGTGTCCGGCGATGGCTTCTTGGGTCTGGGTATCGGCTTTCTGGTCATTTCTTCTCCCGTTCAAGCGCATCTTGGTATCCATGTACAATTTTAGCCCGCAACCATGTGGAATCTGCCGCGCCCGCCCACTCTGCCAGATTGTTCCAGATGACCTTGTATTCCGTTGACTTGCAATACTGGGCGTTCTGATCTAGCCACGCCATCATTTGCTTGTGCCGTTCGGTCGGGTCGTGAACGGTGTAGGCTATTCCGTAGAATTCCCTGACATGACAGCCATTCTTGGCAACGGCTCCGACTAGCCCCGACAGCAACAACAGCAGGAGGAGCCAGCGCATACATCGTGGTTACTCTGGTGCAGGCTCTTTTGGAATCTGTGCTTCTGCCTGACCCTTGATGTTCATCAAGAGGGGGTATGCGTTGCTCTTAGTTGGCAGGTCGCCGAGCACTTGCAATATGGCAGATACTTCTTCCAGAGAAAGCTTCAAGTTAATTTCCATCAGGCGCTCCAAGGCAAGGCTGGTGTAACCACGGGTGGGTTAATTTGGTTTTGGATTTGCTGTTCAACCGCCGCTTCAGTAGCAGTCTGGTCAACACCGTTAGCCCAAATCCAACCCAGCACCTGAGATTGAGTCAGTTGAGCGTAGGGTGTGAATGTGCCTTCGGGTGTAGGCACAGAGCAGGTTGAGTAGATAGAAGCGTTGTATGTTCCGTCTACACCGGCGCAAGTCCAGTGCACTGTAAAAACAACGTCAGTGTTGCCGCCCTCTTGTGGGTAGCAGTCCATCGCGGTAACTGTCCAAGTAATCGTAGTCATGTTAATCCTTTAAGGTTGTGTGGGCCAAGTGATTGTCCAAGGGAATCCTGTTTGCGTAGTTATATCACGCAGGGCTTGACGGTATGTAGCCCATGTAGTCTTATCTGCGGTGCTGTCGGCAATCTGTGTCCAGTCACAATCTTTGAGCATTTCAGTACGTGATCTGCGTACACTTGTGGCTTGCTCTGCGTCCTTCATGGCCTTGTATGCAGTCTCTTGTTCAGCGGCAGTTGTCTCGCCATCTGTAAAGATTGGGCCAAGCACGTACTTCGTGTACCACTTGCCGTCTAACTGCTCCACGCCAGAGCGTTGGCTGTACTGATATACCGTACCGCCTGTAGCCTGTGGGCCTTCAAGCACAACATCTGCGCCGTGGGCGTTCAACCACTCCTCAGTTTGGGGTGCGACTGTGATTAACTCTGAAGGGTTTTGGGCAAGTAGTAGGTCACGGAACTCATTCCAAAACATTACCGCGCCTGATTGTCTGATTCGTATTTCCATGATTTTTCCTTATGCGATTGCCAAGAAGATGTATGAGCCAGCACTGACGTTGATGTCCGCCAAGACTGCCGCATTTAACGCAAAACCTGTTGCGACTGTTGTGACAGAACCAAGCGTAGCAACTTGAGCGCCTTGAGTATTTAAAAGCAAATACGGGTCTGTCAAGGTAGTCATACCACGGGCTGTGTCGTATGTATACCAGCCACCAGTCGCATCTGTACGTTTAATTAGTACAAATCTTGCGCCTGCGGTTAAGCCGCAATCAATAGTTTGGGTTGAGCCGTTCCCTGTGTATGAACCCACTTTGGAAACCCCTGCACAAGTGGCAAATAGGTAGGCAACATAGGTTGCGCCACTGGTATTAACGTTGCTATAAAAGCCTACTGTAAAAACAGAACTTGTTGGCTCTACGCCAGCAAACCCGCCTGTATCATTGGAGGCCGGTCTATTGCCTTCACCATCAAAAAATAATTGAAGGTACTTTGAGGCCGTAATTGTTTTATTGTAAACAAGACCGCCATTCCCAACACTTCTACATTTAACAAACATTAACTCAGGAGCCACACCAAGGTTATGACTAAATGATGCGGTTCCCCCTACTCCTGTATAGCAAACCTCATCAAAGAAACTGGGGGCGCGGCGAAAATTAAAATATAACGCTGAATAGTTGTTGTAGTAAGCAATTGTTTGAAAGCTTGCGCTACTCCACGCCAATGACCTTAAATTAACTGTATTCTCTGAAACAGAGTCTTCTGTCTTTAAAGAATATGCCACGGCTGTTGAATTTGTAGAAACACTACGCAGTCGGTCTACAACACTCCTGTTATCCCCTAAAGGTGACGTAAGGATTTGCATATCAACTGGGAAGTTAGTGGTGTTTATTGTGCCACTTGCATTGGTTGCCGCAATTGGAATAAACACTTTAGTCGCATCAGTAGGCACTTTCATCGGGCCTCTGCGAATGGCTATGTAGATAAATGTTTGATTAAAATCAGATGACCCTGCGGGGCTTGTGATAAATCCTGTTGCAGTTGGATCAATGTAACCATAACCATTATTTTCTGCCGCAGATGTGTTTGCTTGCAAAATTGGATCAGGAATTGTACTCATGTTGTATGAGTTAGTTAACCCTCTCATGTTATCCATGATTGACCACCCACCATTAAATCCGGCAGAAGTACTTGTTGAAGATTTCATCATTACCCATTGAGGCTCATATCCGAGAGTAACTGTTGTGGGTGAGTAACCCGAAGCCATAGTAAACGACCCACACGAAATCACATTGTCTGTACCAGTCAGACCAAAGCCTCCTGCGTTGTGGGCGAATAGGTAGGCAACAAATGTTTGACCAGACTCATTAACGCCAGAGGCCGCGTTTACTGTAAATGTTGTTGATGATGGGCCACCATAAAAATATGAATATTGGCCTGTAGCCGCCGCATCTGTTAAATTAAGATTGATGTATGCCGTATCACCTAAACTTCTGTGATAAACATACCAACTACCTGTACTA